ACGAAAAGGCGGAGCGGGAAGCCCGTGAGGTGCTGCCGTCCGTGATGGGGTCGGACATCTGGGAGGCGATGCTGGACGAGTTCGAGGGCGCACGTGAGCGTGTCGCCCGGCTGATGGACAACCATAATGTTTAATTAAAATTTTAAAGACAAATGAAACAGAAAAGAATCTTTTTTACGGCGGCCTGCATACTGGCTGCCGTGGGCGCAATGGCGCAGGGAAACGGGCAGGCGGGCATCACCGAAGCCACGCAGATGGTCACCTCGTATTTTGAGCCGGGGACGAAACTGATTTACGCCATCGGTGCGGTGGTCGGCTTGATCGGCGGGGTGAAAGTGTACGGGAAGTTCAGCGCCGGCGATCCGGACGTGAGCAAAGTCGCCGCAAGCTGGTTCGGAGCCTGCATCTTCCTGATCGTGGCGGCTACCATCCTCCGTTCGTTCTTCCTGTAAAACAGCGGACTATGGACTTGGAAATCAACAAGGGGATCGGCAGGAACGTGGAGTTGTAACTCGTAACTTTGCCGCATCACTTTTTCGTAACATTAAATATTTCACTTTACGAAAACTATATTTATGTAGAAAATGGATGCAAAAAAGATTACAGAAGACTACCACGACTGGCATAACATTGCCGAACTTCGACTTCTTGGCTTGAGCCGTTCTCAAATAGCAAAGAAGCTGCAACTTCCTCCCGGCAGAGTCATGCGGCTTTCCCGATTAAATGTTGATGAGCTTCTTCAACATGGCAATCGTCCGCGCCCTTCTTATTCCTGCCGTCTCGATCCTTATGAGGAGTCAGTTAAGCATTTGCTGATAACCTGTCCTTATTATTCTTCCACCCAGATTCATGAATATCTAAAGGAGAATAATCCCTCTTTTCCAAAAGTCTGTGAAAAGACTGTTTTCAATTACGTAAAAAAAATACGTAAAAGATACGATATACCTGCAAGAGTATAATTTTTTGCAGCAACAATCTTTTGTTCAGAATTCAATAAGAATCTGAACTGCATCCTTATTACCGAAATTTAAATAAAAGACATTATGAAATCCGTTATTTCAGACAATAAGATTATTCCATTCCTGCCTTGTTATAAAAGGACATCACAGTTGCATGAAACCAAAGTTAGTGATCTGAAAACTGTATATGGATGTAATGGATATGCGGTTTATGATTATATAGAAAATGAGATATTCCGTACAGGAAACCATTCATTGTATTGGTGTAAGAATATGCTTTGCAGAGTAGCGGACTATTGGGCACTCTCTCCGGAAGAAGTGGAGAAAATCGTGGAGTATTGTATTCAGGTTGACTTGTTCAATGCTGAGTTGTATACCAAGTATCATATTCTTACATCCGCAGAAATCAGGCAACAGTATAATAATGCCGGTTTCTTCATGGCTGTCAATTCATAATCACTAATCCGAAAATACTATGTTGATAAGATGTGAAATGTTAAAAAAACTGGCAAACGCTTTTATAGAGGTAGCCAAAGAGGAGAACCTGCCTGTAAATATCACAATGGGCAGGTCTTATACAGACTCCGGCAGTTCCAGACAAGTTGGTATTATTCTTGAATTTGACAGTTGGAACTCGAAAATCATCAATGATAAATTAGCTGACACCATCAACAGAATCTTCGAACTCGAATAAATATGAACCAAATGAATATAGAATTAAGTAAGATGCAGCTTATTCATTTAAGGAATATCTGCAAAAAAGGATGGGGTGGTTATAGTAAACCCTCTGATGATTTAGAAGAAATGGTAAAAAACGGTTTGTTGACGAAATCGGCTGGACCATTTGGTGATGTTGTTTATCGTCCAACTGATGCTGGGCGTAGTTATATTAATGACTTCAATAACGAACAGAAATGAGTCACATAGATGGCACTAGAAAATCGTATTCATCTCCATACGAGATAACGGTCTGTATGACCAAAGAGGAATGTAAGATATTGCTTCCGTTCTTTCAGAAAGCATATAAGAGTGTAAAATCAAAATACGAAAAGTATAATGATATTCACAATGGAGGGGAGGCTACGGAAAGAGAAGAAAATCTTCTTATGAAATACTCTGAGCAGTTGGAAAGACTGGAGAGTGTTTTATCATCTATTGATGAAATTTTAAAATAAGAAAATTATGAGTAAATATAAGATTATGAATTCCAAGAATAAACAAACTGAAATAAAGGCTTTTCTCTCCTTTATACTGGAACAAAGTAAGGAGACCGGTTTACATGTTTCCTGTACAATAATGTCAGAAGAGGATACTGGGGAGGGTTATGAGATATTTGCCGGACATGTTTCCAGTTGTAAGGGGGCAAGACTACATAGGCTGCTTTATGGTGCAATAGCTGTGAATGAGAACTTTCGGAAGGCGGTGACGTCCGCTCTGCTGGAGTACGAAAGGACTAAAACAGTGAACCGGGACAAGATGTCAATGAATTGAAAGGTGCAAAGTGTTCCGGGAACATCATCATTTCCGGTCCATTCCGGGTTGCTGCAATCCGGTAATTTTGTGTTGTCTTATGAAGTTGCGGCTTATTTATATAATTATTTGTTATGTATTTTAATGAAAACGAAATATTAAGGATAAAATCAGCGTCGGACGGCAGGTTGCTTGACGTTGTGCAGGATTTCCGGGAACTGAGAAAATCCGGCAAGGATTATGTTTGCGAATGCCCCAAGTGCAGAAGCGCGAAGAAATTCACGGTCAGCCCCGGCAAGAATCTGTTCAAGTGCTTCTCCTGCCAGATTGGCGGAGAGGGTGCCGTGTCGTATCTGATGAATATCGAAGGATACGGTTATACAGATGCGTTGGAATACCTTGCCAAGAAGTTCTGTGTGCTGCTGGACCCCCATCCGGACAAACCGGCTTGGAAACCGGTTCAGAAGATGAAGAAGGGAAGCAAGGCTGCCAAAGGGCTGGATACGGGTTCTTATTGCGCCCGAATGCTGGCCGCCTCGGGACTGACTTTCGAGGATGTGACCGCCAGTGTGTACAAGACCGATGATACGAAATCCGTGTTCCAATGCCGTACTTTCAAACCGGGAACGATTGATGAGCGGGGAATGCTGACGGCCAAGGGGGATGATGTCATCATAGAATATTATGATCTGGACGGCCTTCCTGTCCGTTATGTCCAGAAGGATAACAAGCGCAGGGCGGCCGGGGAGATGAAGGAATACTACCGCATTCGTTGGCAGTTCCCGGAAATGCATTTGGACAAGGATGGGAAGCCTTTCAAATACAAATCACCGCGGGGGTCCGGTACTCCTATATATATTCCGGAAAAGATACGCACCGCCTTCAAGAGCGGTACGAGGATAGACCGCCTGTATATCCAGGAAGGCGAGAAGAAAGCGGAGAAGGCGTGCAAGCATGGCATCCCGTCCATTGCCGTGTCAGGGATACAGAATCTGGGAAATAATGGCTCGCTACCGGAGGATTTCGTCAGGATTGTCACCGGTTGCCAGGTCAGGGAGGTGGCATTTGTTTTTGATTCGGACTGGGATGATATCTCAAGTAATATCAAGATAAACGATCCGGTTGAGAAACGTCCCAGGAACTTTTATTCCGCTGCTAGGAATTTCAAGGAGTATATGCGTAGTCTGAAGAACCGTGACATCTATCTGGAAATATTTGTAGGGCATATCCGCAAAAATGATGCAGGGGACAAGGGGCTTGATGACCTGCTGGCCAATACTCTTTTGGGAAAAGAGGACGAGCTGGCCGCGGATTTTGATTATGCCTGTAATGATAAGAAGGGTTCCGGCCAGTATGTAGAGATGTTTAAAATTACCGGTTTCACTGACCACAGGCTGATGGAGCTTTGGTGTCTTCACTCCCATGAGGCGTTTGCAGAGCGCCACAAGGATATGCTGAAGAATCTTCCGGAATTCCTTTTCAACCGTTACCGCTGGAAATTCGATGAGGATGGCAAGGTCGTATCGGCTCAGCCCTTTGACGCGGACGAGCAGTTCTGGCGTGTGGTCAAGAGGAATGAGGGGAAAGATAACGAAAGATCGGATTATGAGTTTTGTTACGTGAATTCCCAGAACTTTTTACAGAACCGTGGTTTTGGGCGCCTGAGAAGACAGGACAAGAGTTTCTTGTTCATCCATCTGGAACCTCCTTTGGTTAGGTCCTTGGAGGCGAGCGACGTCCGGGACTACCTGTTCCAGTTCGCCAAGCATAATTGCTGCGTGGGAGTGAACGAGATGCTGATCAAGGGGGTGTCGCAGTATGTGGGACCGGACAAGCTATCACTGCTGGAGTACATACAGCCCGATTTCATTAAGCCTTCCCGGGACGGCCAGTATTTCTATTTCGATAAATCGTGCTGGCTGGTCACCCGTGACAGCGTAAAGGAAATGGGCTATGAAAATATCTCACATCATATCTGGGAGGAGCAGAGACGTGACTATCCGGCCAAATATCTGGGAAAACAGCTTGTCACCTTCAGGAAGGACGCTGATACGTATTCCTATGAGCTGACCGAAGACGGACACCGCTGCCATTATCTGCAATTCCTGATCAATGCCAGCAATTTCACATGGAGGAAGAAAAGCGGCGAGGTGACTCCCGAGGAGGAGAACGAGAACCATATCCATCTGCTTTCCAAACTGTGCGCCATCGGGTACATGCTGATGGAAGCGAAGGATTCCAATGTGGCGCGTGCGGTGATCGGTATGGATGGAAAGCAGTCGGAGGTCGGCGAGTCAAACGGGCGTTCCGGAAAGTCCCTTATAGGGGAACTCATGAGGAACGTCATGCCTATAGCCTATATTCCCGGAAAGAACTCCGACATCTTCAAAGACCAGTTTGTATGGAATGACGTGATGGAGAAAACCAAGCTGGTGTTTATTGATGATGTGCTTCAGAACTTCAACTTCGAGTTTCTGTTTCCAAACATTACCGGGGATTGGAGTGTTAACTATAAGGGAGGGCGGCGTATCACGCTGTCGTTCTCGCAGTCTCCCAAAATCTATATTGCCACGAACCATGCCATCCGCGGAACCGGCTCCTCTTTCACGGATCGCCAGTGGCTGTTGGCCTTTTCCGATTTTTATAATGAAAGCCACAAACCGGTTGACGATTTCGGAGCGTTGTTCTTTACCGAGTGGGATTTTGACCAGTGGAACCTGTGCTGGAACCTGCTGGCCAACTGTATCCAACTGTATCTGACGTTCGGTGTGGTCCAAGCTCCTGGAGAACGGCTTGAGGAGCGCAAACTGCGGCAGGAGATCGGGGAAACCTTCATTTCCTGGGCTGACGAGTATTTCTCTGCACCGGAGCATATCGGTTGCCGCCTGGTGAAGAAGGAGCTGTTCGACGCCTTGTGCTTGTATGATCCGGCCCAGCGGAAATATAATACCCCTGCCTCATTCAAGAAAAAAATCGTCATGTATTGCAAATGGAAAGGTTTTGTGTTTAACCCCCAGAAATATGACAGCAAGACCGGACTCCCCTATCAGGTCGATAAGGACGGACGTCCTGTCGTGGATGACAAGTCCGGCGGAGTGGAGTATTTCACGGTCGGTACCGGCAAGGAGATCATACAACCGGGAGAAGATCCCTTGGATCCTGATCTTCCGGGAAATTTGAGACTGGACTACTGACATGGCACGAAGTTATCAGGAAATATTGGAAAAGGTAATGCCTCTGGCCGGGCGTGATCCGGGCCGTTTCAAAAGGTTTTATGACCGGGTGACGGAGTTATTGCTCCGGATTCCCGAGGGAGGATCCATCATTGTATCCGAGCACTGCACAGCCCGCTCTTTGGAACTATTCATGGATGTGGCCGAAATGTGTATCATAGAGGAGCTGTTCCACAAGAGCATTAATGACGCATTGCTGGAGTTTTCTGATGACAGGAGTGAGATCCGGCGTTGTCCGGCCTGGCGGCCTGCGGTCCCTTACAGGCATTTCTACTCGGATAGAAATGTATGATATATCCCAATTTATATCATTGTAAAGTTAGTGATTTTTAGTGAGATATGCAAATAAAAAGGAAGCAATATGCTGAAAAAAGAGAATAAAATTTTTGTGGCGGTATGTCCTGATGTCCGGACACGCAGACAGATGATTTCAAGGCTTGCGGTCAGGCTGGGCTTTGCCCTGATACCTAGTGATGCGGCCAAGCTGATACAGGAGGATCTTTATTCCTGTGACCTGTCCACGGCTTATTTCGTGATGTGCGCCCAGTATAACTTCAGGAACTCCCCTGTGACCAACCAGAGGCTCTATGAAATGGCTGCCAGAGGCTTGTGTGTTATTGTGGGCGTGCGGTCGCTCCCCCGGGAATACGAATTCATAACGCAGGCATTTTATCCTGAAGACATATAGTTTAAAAGTCCGGTTTTCCGGACTTTTTTGTTTCCCCTCATACCCCTTTTTCCCTAGAAAAAACATTTTGGACAATCGTGCGATCTGTTCGAAAACGGGCGGCCTATATATTCTTTTTTTTTATTTTTTAACTTTTAAGAAATATACCCTTATAAAAAATGAAGAAATTTTCGTGCAATCGTGCAACTGCGTTTTTTTTGATTATAATATATTGATATATAAATATTTATGTCTGCACGATTTTTGCACGATTCCGTTCGATTTGTCCAAAAACGTATTTTATGGCTTTTTGTGCGTGGTTTTACATTTCGTACGAAAATCGTGCGCGAATTGTGCAGTGTACAATATATTGATATTCAATATATTACAATAATATTAATCATCAGATCGTACGGTTGCACGAAAATCCCCCCTTTGTTTTTCAAGGGGTGTTGCAACGGCCTTCATGATTCTTTTGGAAGCCGGTCCATCTTTAGCCGGTTGTTCTTTGACTATCTCAATTTAAATCATTACTTTTGTATAAACACATAAGTATATGATTACCACGAAGATAACGATAGAAAATTATTTAGCCGAATATCTAATAGGCAAGTATGGAACTCCGGACAGCAAGGTAGTCCGCCTGCCTTCAGATCTTGATTTGTACCATTTCGTCTATGATCTTTTGCAGAAACGTCCTGCCGGATGCCCTGTGGATAGCGGAAATCTGGAGCTTGTATTGCCGGAGCGCCGAGAGGCACACCTTCCGGGTGGCAAGCCTTTGGCTACCTATAATTATATAGGCGAGAGGGGAGCCAAAATACTTTCCAGGAAGATAAACACAATGATGCGTGCGGAGCTTCATGACCTGTTTGATGAAAACAAACATGTCTATGGTATAGACTACATCAATTCGGCCTGGTACTTTCTCCGGAAGTATTGCATTGAGAGTCTGAGCGTGGAAGCACTTCTGAAAGATTACCAGCGCTGGCGGCGGAAGATGCGCCGTAAAACCTCCGTTCGGGAATATAAACACAGATAATTTTATGTGACGTAGCGTGTCTTTTTGTCCTTTCCATGTCCTTTTTGGAGGTGTTTTTATGTGGAAAAACGGTCTTTTCATGACCGGGTGTGATGACCGCTTCTCCGTGTCCTTGTTCATGGATGGATCTGTTCTTTATTTTGCAGGAAAAAAGAACGGATGAATCGTATTCAGTTAATATTCAATGAAAAATGGGCCATGGCTAGAGAGGATTATTACAATCTGGTCTCACTGATCCTTCCTTCAATACATTCCGGCAATTTTAAGGAGGTAGAGGCATTTTTTGAAAAAGATACCGTGACCGCATACGCATCGGATCTGAATTTTGTGGGGCGGTGGAATTTGGAAGACAGCGGTCTTCCTTCCGATTCGGTTGCCGTTATTGTGCTGGAAGGGACGCTCTATGCCTGGGAGACGTTCCGCCTTCAGGAATATATTGCACAGGCGGCAGCTAATGACCGTATTGCAGGCATCATTTTGTGGATAAATGGACCGGGGGGAATGATTACCGGTCTGGACAATGCGTCAAAAATGATATCCGAATGTCCCAAACCCGTAGTCGCTTACATTGCCGGAGCTTGTGCTTCCGCACATTTTTGGCTGGCATCAGCCGCAGACAAGCGCTTTCTTGGCTCGTTGATGTGCGAGGTGGGTAGTATCGGTGTTGTGGGTACCTATTATAATGCCAAGGAGGCCTTGAAAAAAGAAGGAATCGATTATCGGGAGATTTACCCGGATTCGGCCGACTTGAAAAACAGGGAACACCGGGAGATTGCGGAAAACAATAACGAGGAACCTTATAAGGAAAAGCTGTCAAAACTGCACATGATGTTCTGCCGGACCGTTTCGGAGAACCTTTCCATCGCTTATGACAAGGACTCCCCCGTGTTCCGCGGGGCGACCTTTATGGGTGATGAAGCGGTCAGGGAAGGACTGGCGGACGGTTATAACACTTTGGAGGGAGCTGCGCGCTGGATTCTGGCGCAGTCCGTCATCAACAAGACAAATCAAATCTTTTAAATTTTTATTTTTATGGGAAAGTATTCTAAAATGTCCACCTTTGCCGGCGCAATCCTTGGATTGCTGGGGCTGAAAGAGTGGAAGAAGGCTGAGGACAAGGATATCCTCGATGCCGATGATGTAGCCAAGCTGAAAGAACTTGGCTTCGATGAGAAGTTCATAACTCCTTTCGGGGAAGCGTTGAAAAATGGTTTTAAGGATGAGGAACAGCAGGCCGGTCCTGTTGAGAACTCGGGAGAGGCGCTGATTCGTGGTCTGCTGGCGCAGAAAGTATCCGAAATGGCTTCCTTGCAGGAGCAGTTGGATGCAATAAGAAAGACAGACGGGGAAAAGACGCAGGCCATCACCCGGAAAGATACCGAAATAGCGGAGCTGAAACAGAAGATTTCGGTACTGAGCGCATTGCCGGAGCCGGACCATGGTGCGGGTGCCGGTCTGAAACAAAATACGGGTGCCGGTGCCTTCAACCTGGATGATGACAAGCAGCTTGGAGGTATGCAGGGTGAGATGTTCGCGCTGGATCGTCCGTATAACATGCGTGCCCGTGCCGCTCTGCTCGCAAGTCAGGGAATCAATATTCAGGTCCGTGCGGAAAGTTCCGTGGATTACGGCCGTCTGAAGGAGGACCTTGGTGCGTTCTACCGCATCCGCTGGCAGGACCGTTTGCAGTCATTCCTGACCAAGCTCCCCAGTATCGAGAGCATCTTCCCGGTGGAGAGCGGATATCAGGATCTGGCCACTCTGGTCAACATTTGGCTGGGTGAGTTCTCGCAGGCTGACAACACCTCCAGTGATTTCGACAATGTCACCAAAGGTGAATATGAGTTCGACAACGAGACATTGCGTATGTTCAGTGTCATGTTCGCCCATAAGTTCCGTGACCTGAAGCAGCTGGAAAAAACCTGGATCGGCTCTCTCAACAAGGAAGGATCACAGGCGATCAAATGGTCATTCATTGAATACATTCTGGCGGAAACAGCCAAGAAGCTGCATAACGAGCGTGAGCTACGCCGTATCAATGGCGTGCGCAAGGATCCTGACCTTAACAAGCCGGGACGCGCCATGGAAGCGGCCGACGGGCTGTATGAATGGCTGAGAAAGAAGGTTGACGGTTTCATTGACATTAATAACGGGAAGACCGTTTACCAGATCAAGCCGTTTGTGCTGGGTGAGATCACGGAAGCCAATATCGGTGAGAAACTGTTCCAGGGTACGGGAATGATTCCTGCCGTGTACCGTGACAGCGGGCAGCTGGCCCTGTATCTTCCCAGCTATATGGTAGTATGGTATCACAAGTACAACGAGCTGCACTATGGTGTGAACCAGGATTACAAGGCCAATATGATGTACGTTAAGGAATATCCGGCTGTGAAGCTGATTCCGATTCCGAACGCAGACAATCACCAGCGTATTTTCTGGACGATGGAGGGCAATATCAAATGCTTCGAGCATGTGGCCGGTGAAATGACAAATTTCAGCTTGGAGCAACAGGACTGGACGCTTAAGGTATGGTCCTTGTGGAAGGAATCCATCTGGGCGCGTGCGGTAGGTTTCAAATATACGAAAAAAGAGGATATGGACGGCAGCCGCCAGATGATCTTCTGTAACGAGTATGACCGGCCTGCATCCTCCTTCATTGACGGGGAGAAAGACAAAAACCCGAACGTAGCCCTGCATACCAGTGTACAGACCGTGGCCAACACCAGCCTGTTCACCATTACGGATATTGAGAACGCCGAAGTGGGTAAGATTGTCACCATCAAGTGTGGCAGCGAGGACAAGGGGGTAAAGATCACCAAATCCGATAAGTTCAGCTTGATCAGTGCCGACTGGATACCGAAGAAAGGGGACACCATACGTCTGATGAAACGTTCTGACGGGAAATTTATCGAAATCGGACGTGATACGGCAGCTTCCGGTGCATTACAGTTCGCCAACGATGCAACCACTCCATCTTTGGCGGGTGCCACGGTGTTCGTAACGGGAACCAATACCCAAGCGACGGCCATCACGAATTTCACAGATGCGGTGGAAGGTGAGGTGTATACCATTCACGGGGCCGGGAATACGAATGCGTCCACTATCGCTAATAGTGGTAATTTTGTCCTGACTGATGCCATGACGCTCAGCGCCGGCAAATTTATCATGCTGACTTATGCAGGTGGCAAATTCTATGAGGTGGCACGTGGTTAAATTTACGGGCGGAGTAATCCGCCCCTGTTATTCATTTTAAATTGTTATAATTATGGCATACGTTAAAAGAGCAGTGAAGCGCCCGGAAGGTAATCCGGGTAAAGGAATCAACCCGCGCGACATGATGAGTATCATTGATGTGGATGATATTCTGGTGTTCCCGGCACGTGACTCGGCCGGTGTGTTGATGACCGAGAACATACAATTGAAGCCTGGATGTTATTCTACCGACATCTATTTCACTCCCGGTACCGTGGAGGTTACAAGCAATACAGACGGAGATCCTGACGCACTTGGTTTCACCCCTACGGTCAAGGGGAACCATCCGGGAAACAAGCAGGCGGTCCGTGAGTTCAAGACCAACTGGCTCGGTCGGAAATGTATCGTGATAATGAGCTACTGTGACGGTCAGGACAAGGATCTGTTCGGTTCTCCCTGCAATCCCATGCAGATGGGAGTCAATTATACCGGTAACAAGGATGCCAACTCCTCTGAATTCACTTTTACCCAGATCAGTAAAGGGGATGACATCGCCATTTATAAGGGTACTGTTCCTTCGGAAGAACCGGTGGCGAGTGTGAGCGCGTCTGCCACTACCATCCCGTTTACGGCGGAAGGGCAATATCAGCTTCAGGGTGGTGAAGCGGAAATAAATAAAGTGACCGGCGGACGGCATGGTGCAGTGATGACCCTGCTGGGTGTAGCGTCAGGCGTGGCTCCGACAATTGCTCACGGCGGCCAGTTCCTGCTGCGTGGCGGAGAAACCTTCACCGCTAGTCCGGGCAGCCAGATAACCCTTCAGGCTTTTGAATCCGGATCCGGTACATGTACATGGATTGAGCAGAGCCGTTATCAGGCATAAGTCATATTCTTATTTTAGTGGTTTCATTATTTCAGGAAAGCGGGGCTTCGGCTTCGCTTTTTTTATTTCATGCGGAATTTTGCTAAAAATGATTAATAAGCAAAAGATTATTTGAGAGATCCTTGTATAATAAGCAAAAGATTATTATTTTTGAATGTCGATTAAAAACAGCATATAATGAGTAAGGAACAAATTAAAAAGGACCTCACAATGCAATTGGGGGTTGTAAAAATGAAATTGAAACAATTGGTTTTTATTGAGGAACAGACCGGGATCAGGAGAACTGAAGAGATAAACGCCCTTCTTGACCGTCTGAACCTGATAGAGAAAATTCTTAAAGAGATGGAAAATGAGTAATAACAGTGTTCCCCAGCCTATGGGGAACTTAAAAAAATAAAGAGATCATGACACTGAAAGAGGAATTGGACGCTCTACGTCCGTTAATGGGAACAGAGTCCGGGGAGTTTTATTCCCGGGTGAAACATATAGCTGATACTTATACGAGTGAAGGGGACAAAAAGATGATTGCAGATTTCATGGATGAGTGCTTGAATGGGATTAGTGGTGAAATTGCTGGCATGGAGGAGAGAACCATAAAATTACAGCTTCAGAACATATCCGAGATCATATCGTTGTCTTTCATTGCGAAACATTACTTTGGCAAAACGAAAGAATGGCTATATCAGCGTATTAATGGTAATGTGGTCAATGGGAAGCCCTGCCGATTCACTGCCGAGGAGCTGGACAGATTCAATCATGCGCTGAAAGACATTTCTCAAAAAATAGGTTCACTCAGACTTTCTTATTGAAAGCTGTTTTTATTCGACACCAATCCATGCAATTGAACCGTTGCATGGATTTTTTATTCATGCCTGTCTTTTGCCCGGCAATTGCCGGGCTTTTTCTTTGTATGGTACATTGTAAATTTTATCGTATGAAAGAAAAAATTATTGCTTATCTGAGCGGTCCCCGTCCGTATCGTGAGGGGATTGCTTTGTACGAGGAGTACGGGCTTAATCTGATGCTGAAAGCCACTTTCCGGCGGAATACCGAAACGGACCTGCTTCGTGCCACCTTGATGGAGGAACTGCGCAAGCTTGCCGGAATTTCGGAAACGGCTTTCAGGACAATGCAACGGAAGGCGGTGGACTCTCCCCACATATCTTCAGCTTCTATAGTGGTGGGAGAGATCAAGGCTGAGGAAACCGCAGTGAATGTTCCTGTCACCCCGGTTGTGGAAAATGTGATCCGTTTCCGTGACCGTTTCCCCTTCCTCAACTCTCCGGATTGTCCGGATGTACTGAAAATACTGGTTGCCGATATGTTCACGGCCTATGACCTTTATCTAAAAACTTTCAGGGAACTGGGGGAACTGCCGGATGACGTTGAGCTGGAACAGGCGTTTGCCATAGCCAAAACAACTGTGGAGAATTACCTGGAGGACCGGAGTATCTGGGAGGAGTTGGAATATTACCGTGACAATCATGTGCTGCTCGGGAAACATCCCCGTATTGCCGTCTCTCTAGCTTCTGACGAGCTTTCCAACAAAAGTGATCTTGAGGTGATGAATATCCGTAAGAATGCGGCCAGCAACGTGTCCAAATGGAAGAAGAAGCTTGAAACCGTTGAAGGTGAGGAGGAACGTGCGAAGGCATTGGCGGCAGTGGATAAATGGGAATCTATGAAATCGGCCGCCGAGAAGGAACTGGAAAACAGAAAAAAAAACTGATATTTCGGAAGGGGACGCTGGAGGACGGGATCAATGGGCTACTCCTGAAAATGGAGCGTTTCTCCCACCCTTGTGACCGTGGCGAGTTTGCCCATTTACTGTCTGCAAAAAAATGCGAGTTGGCGTACCTAGAAGAATGTTTGAACAAATTATCTTATGAATGATATTCCCCCTGACAGCCTGGCTCTAACTGGAGAGCAAAAAAATGATGTTCGCCGCATGGCCGCTTTAGGTTATGCGCCGGAGGATATTGCCGCCTATCTTGGCCTTGACGCTTCTGAATGCTTTCTTTTTGTATATGACGCCGGTATTCCAGGAACCACCATTCGAGGGCTGATCCGTGAAGGCGTGCTTGTCTCACGGGCCGCTCCCGAGATAAAGCTGCACGAAACAGCTGAGGACGGGAATATTGATGCCGTTAAGCTGCTAACGGAGATCCAGGAACGCCGTTTGTTTGAGAATCTGTTAAAAGATATGGATGAATATGAGTGAATTGCCGGTCAGACCTTCAAGAGTGGACTTTGAAAAGGTTGATCTGAATCAGATCCAGCGCATTCTTTCCACCGGAACGCTGGATTCTTTGCGTCCGGAAGAGAGGGAGTATTTCTCTCTAATGGAGATGGTACGTGGTCTGCGTGCCAGGATGCGTTTCACTAACGGCAGGATGGTGACAAAGGCAGGAATAATCAGGCTGCTGAAGTCGGAGCCGTACAGCCTGTCCGACTGGATGGCCCGGCAGGTGTATAATGACAGCATCAATTTTTTCTATACCCAAGACAACATCCGTCCGGAGGCGTTTGCTGCCCTGTATGCCGAGCGTGCCGAGAAGTGGGCGGACGCCGCTTTCCTGGCCGGCAAGATCAAGGAGGCAAGGGCCTTGTTGAAACTTGCCGGTGAATACCGCAGATGCTTCAGGAAGGAACAGGCGGAGATACCGGAAGAGCTTCTAAACCAGAAAAAGGTTGATATCTATACGGCCAGCCGTGAGGATCTGGGCGTTCCCGCCATTGATAGAAAGGAACTGGAGGGTTTCATCGACTCGATACCGGAGATACCTGTTGCTGTGCGTGATAATCTGAAAGAGGACGCACGAATAAGAAAGTTTGATTTGAAAAAACGTATGATTTATGATATCGAGGAATTTAGCGAGGAAGATAGCGAATGATGAGGATGTGGATGTAAAATTCAGCCATAATGTCCAGATGCTGACCGATTTCGTGGATACGACCATTCTGGTTGTCATAGCCGGGCGTGGTATGTCCAAGAGTACGGTCATACAGTCCAGACGTTCATACAGGTGTATCTGGGAAATGCCCGGTGCGCCTTTCGCTTTTGTCGCCAACACTTATGCCAATCTGAAGGACAACATCATGCCCGCCGTACAGAAGGGATGGGAAATGATGGGGCTGTACGAGGGGGTGCATTATATCCGTGGAAAGGAACCGCCAGCCTCCTGGAAGGCGAAATGCTCCATAATTGTCAATGATTACCGGAACTGCTATTCCTTCTGGAATGGCAGTGTTATTTTTATGGGTTCGCTGGATAACCCTTCACTGCTTGCCGGCAAATCGGTGGTCCATCTGTTTTATGACGAGTCAAAATATGACAAGGACGAGAAGGTGAACCGTGCCATGCCTGTTCTACGTGGCGATTCTCTCACTTACGGGGCATCGCATCTGTTTCTTGGTCTGACGATCACCACTGATATGCCGGATGTCAACGAGGGGGAATATGACTGGTATTTCCGTTATGCACCCAATATGGATCCAGACCGTATAATTCTGATTGTACAGGCGGCTTTTGAACGGAACGGGCTGCTGTTGAAGCAACTGCGCGAGCAGAAGAAAGACAATCCCAGTCACTCCGTGCTGGCGCGTCTGGAAAGGAAAATAGATTATTATGATCGGGCCTTGCGCAAATTGCGCCGCGGACAAACCTTTTTTCTTAACGCATCCTCCCTGGTCAATGTTGATATCCTGACCCCGGAATATATACGAAACTTATATCAAGGTACTCTTGAACTGCATGAGTTCTGCAAGTCGGTGCTGGGTATGCGGCCCGGTCTCCGGCGTGATGTCCGTTTCTATGTATTATTCGGGCAAAGGCATAAGTATTATGACGGGAGTCCTGGAGGGGAGCCGGCGGAAAATAGTCGGGAGTTGCGCTATCTGCGGCATGACGAGCCTTTGGATGGCGGCATGGACTTCGGCAACATGCTTTCATTCGTGATTGGGCAGGAAGACGGAGCGTATTACCGATGCCACAAAAACTTTTTCGAGATACCTCCCGGATGGTTCCGTGAGCTGGCTGACCAGTTCTTGGATTTCTTTGCTTCACATGAATGTAAGGAACTGTCGTTGTATTATGACCGGGCCGGCAATAATTTTGAAAGACAGGGGGAGGATTATGCCAGGAAGATAAAGGATGCCATAGAGAAGGATGCCGATGGCCGGCGGACCGGATGGACCGTCATTCTGATGAGCCGCAGACAGAGTATCATCCCCCAGTCGGAGGAATACGGATTCATGCAGGAGTTGATGAAGGGAGAGAATGGGCAATTGCCCCGATTGCTGGTTGATGCGGTGAATTGCCGTGAAATGGTCAGCAGTGTTGAGAAAGCCCCAGCCGGCATCCGCTATAAGGGTGAAACCAAGGTGGTGTTCAAGATCAAGAAGAGTGAAAAGCTTGCCCCGAAGAAACTTCCCATGTTTTCTACCAATTTCAGTGACGCTTTCAAATACCTGATGATGCGCAGAAACTGGCGTCGCATTGTCCGTATTGCCCGTGGCAATAATGCAAATCCCTATATTCCCGGTTTTGAGGAGTGATTTCTGTCCGTACCAGGCATCCCGCCGTTTTTCTCTGTCATATTTCACGAAAATTGCCCGGGGCAATTGCCCCGGGACTTCTGAGCGGCCCGCATAGAGTCTGGATGTGTGACTTTAAAGATTTTGGTTTTACTTCATTATTAACTGAAAATAAACTGATTATGTAGATAAACAACAAAATGTAGAACTAAAAAATACCGTTTTCTACTTAGGATAATAAAGAAATTTATGAATAGATGCTAGGGTTTTAAATATTATCTGTACATTTGTGTTGCACGATTTATTATAAAATATTTCCTCTTTATGAAAGTGTAATCTATAAAATCAGGTTTCATGTAATGATGATAGGATATATTATAAGAGGATATTTAAATATGATAGTAATTAATATGTTGATTTTACTTTTTAAATGAAAAAACTGAAGGCTTTTATTAAAAAATATCATCTCTGGGTTATGGCTGTGGTATTATGCATACCAATATTATGCTATATTATTAATTTTGCTTCATATGGAGTTAGTGGCAATGTTTCTGATTGGGCTGCTTTTGGAGACTATATAGGTGGAGTATATTCAGTTGTGCTAACAATCGTTTTAGTGTATGTATCCTACTCACTTAATAAAAAAAGCGAAAAAGAGAAAGAAAAACTGAGGGCGATCCATGAAATATATTCTTCAATAGTAGTAATAAAATCGGAAGAAATGAATATAGATGATATTAATGGTTTGGTTAGATTAATTATAAGTAATCAGCTCTATATTAGGGCAAATGTATTTAATCATTTGATTTCATTTACTGATTATTGCAAGACTGTAATTGTAAATCGGAGTGCGATTGACATTGAGCGTGAAACGTCAATAAAGAATATGCTAATAGATTACTATAATGAATGAGACTAAATACATAGTACCAAAATCTTTAGATGCTAATAATATACTGGATTTTTTAAGAATGACCGAAGATGTTTTTAAAATGAAAGGTCAATTGATTCCTAATGTAATGTTTGATTTATCAAACGTGAATAGAACAAATATATTAGGGTTGTTGTTGATATATAAGTTTGTAGAATATACTTCAATAAATGATTGTTTTAAGAATCCACTTCTACAATATAATAATTATGTTGAAGAAGAGCTGAAAAAATATGGTTTTTGGGAATTACTACAAGCATATATGAATGAGAAAGATTTTAATTATAGAGATCTGGATTTTAAAGATGAAGGGCGCTTTTTTATAGCACCATTGGCATTGTTACGAGAAAAAAAATATAATATTGAAGAAAGTTTTTTACCCAAAATAGAAAATTATTATGCATATGATGAAAAAGTTGTTTCAATGGTATTGACATGTTTGGGTGAGGTTTTGCTTAATTTTTGGGAACATGCAGTAAATGATACAAAATCCATTATTGTTGCTGTTGGAAATAAGGACAAAGTAGAAATAGCCTGTGCTGATACAGGAAATGGTATTGTTTCTACATTGGCACCTGTTTTGAATTATAAAGGCCCAAAGGAGAATATATTGGGAAAAGCTTTGATAAAAGGTATTACTTCAAAAAAAATGACCAATCATATGGGATATGGTTTATGGATTTTAGATGAGATTGTAACTGCAACTCAAGGAAAACTTCATATATATTCAGAAGGAGCTTACATTTTTAATAATCATGGAAAAAAGATAAAAGGACTGTGCTCGTTTTGGCAAGGAACAATCATTTATTTATCTTTGCCATTAGCAAATCCAAAGACATTGTCGGATATAGCATCTGTGTATGATGATGATTCATTAACTGAAATAAAAATTAAATTTGAATAATGGAAACAGTTAATTTAAAAGAATTTGGCCCTATAATAAGTGATAGGGAGACCGGATTTAAAATTTATAATTTGATTAAGGCAAAAAATCCACATTCTACTATTGTGAATATAGATATGGATGGTATAAAATCGATGGCTACTTTTTGTGCTAAACAGATTTTTGGTAAATTGTATATAGATTTGACTCCTTCTGTGTTTTATAATAATATTAAGATTATTCGTGCTACAGAGGATGTTAAACTTATAATTAGACTAGGAATACAGAATGCTGTGGAGAATTTATAAAAATTTTGCCTAAGAGAATTGACAACTTTTTAGTAAAAAATGGGATGAGTAAGTTTTGCATTTGTTTTCTAATGTGTTTTGTTACAAAACTAGTAAAAAAATCCATTAGTAAATGTTGGGCTATTGAATATTATCACTATATTTGCAGAGTCAAACATCAAACTTGTTCGTCAAGTACGTAGAGCGCGGTTAATGCTCATATTTTAATGGGCTTTTTTTATGCCTATACAGAACCATTTTCGTAAAGTCACGAAAATGATAATACATATAAAGGATATTGTAGAAGTCGCAACTTGTTGTGCAAAGTCTACGGCTGCCTTTCCCAAAACTTAATTGCTCTACGGAGTGACACGGTTTGATGTTTGACGACACGGGAGATGGCAGCCGTTCTTTTTCTGCCTAAAATGTCAAACATCAAACCGTATGAAACAAACAGTTTCAATTCCTGCTACCGACATAAATGTCGTGAGCAAATCGTCAGTCCTAACTATGTGGCTGAACCGTGAAAATCAATTATTTTCTTCCGTACTTGAAGAATCAGTGTCTAACCGTCAGGTGTGCCTTATGGCTCATGCTTCCTTAGCTTTTTCTGCATTGGTATGTGCCGGTTTTGTGTCGGCTGTTCCTGCATTGCTTTGCCTGGCTTGGTTTGTTGTGTCGTTACATCTTGCTTGGAAAGGAGGTCTGAGATGAAATTCTTTATTGATGAACCCAAAACTTACCTGTCTGTCAACAATAAAGGCAGGGCTATGAACCAGTGGATTTCCACTTTCACTCATGTATTGATTCCTGATGAACTGTCACGTGATGCCTTTATTGAGGCTGTTCGTGCCAAAGCGTCCATGTTGGATGAAGAGTTTCCAAAAACCAAACCGCTTCGTGTGGATGTTTCCAGAAACAATGATATACATATTGAGGTCTATCCCGATAAGAATCCGTATAATACTGTCTTCATAGTTCATATTTATCCAGTACGCGGCGAGTTCCGTTTCTGTGAATCTACAAACCCTAAAATATTGGAAGGAGGCCTGAAATGAAAGAAGAAGGATTTAACCCGAATGCTGTCATAACAGATCAAGTGATAGATGCACTGGCTAATATACAGGATCATGAGCCCGGTTCCTTTCGGGAGCATACGGAGAAATTGACGGATATTCTGTTGGATGACTTTGAGTTGATGGAACCGGACAATTTGAAAAGAAATCTGGATTTGGTGCAATTCTTTCGGTTCTATGCAGGACTGATAGAGAAATTGCATCCACAAAGCAAGTAGTCCTGTCCTTTATCCCATATTGCATTTGTCCCATATTTGCTTGAAAAATAGCGAATATGGGACAAATTAATTTATATACCGCAGTCGAGGAGATGAAAGCGGTGAGCAAAGCTGAAGGGACATTCAGTATCAAATTCCGGAAATACAACCGTCAGAAACAGTCTGGCGGTGATCTGGTGTTTTTGAAAGCGGCCAGGCTTCGTTCCAAGGCTTCTGATGAAAAAATAGAGAATGCCAGTCATAAACTGTTTCTTGTCGATACGGAAACAGGCAACGCATTGAACTGCTGGCAGATTCTGGTAGTGGAATTTAACGGACAGAAAACAGTTTTGTAATATGGAGGTAAGACGTAGCGGAAATTTCGGCTTTGTGGACCCCGGCAATGGATCGCTTTATTCCTTTGACATATCAGGACGTGGTAAGGGATGGGAACCTTCCAGTATCATGCTGAACCATAACCGTAACACCTGTTTCACGAGGAAAATGAGTGTGGCCGGATATGATATCGTTCCGATGGGGGATAACAATGACATGCCCGGAGAGGTCATGCGCCTGCTTGACCGGTTCTATGCCGGTGAGGGTATTCTTGGCAAGATTGCCGGTCTGCAATGGGGGGACGGTCCCCGGTTCTATGAGGATGCAATTGATGATACGGACAACCGTTTCTACAAAAAATGGGTGCTTGCACCTGATATTGAGTCGGACATGTCTTCCTGGGATTATCGGATTTGTATGCACCGTTGTCTGGTTGATCTCACCCACATGCAGGGCTTCTTTATCAAGTTTGTCCGTAACCGTGCGCCCCGTATTGGCGGGCGGGGGAAGCTACTAAGGTTGGAGCATATCCCTTACCAGCGTGCCAGACTGTTGTACCCTCCCCCTGGGAAAAATGATCCGGAAGGCATTGTCGTGGGAGATTTCCCTTTCCCGGATCCTGAATATATGGAGAGGTATCCCATGTTTGATCCGGCAGATCCTTTCCGATATCCGGTGTCGGCTAGATATTACAACATCTATTCCTTCTGTAAGGATTTTGTTAGTACCCCGCGTTTTCTGGGAGCCTTTGACTGGCTGGAAATAGCCGGTACCTTGGCACCATTACTGCATAACTATAATCTGAATTCCAGCGCGCTCAGTCTGCATATAGAATCTCCACAAGGGTATTGGGACAAGGCGGAGGAACGTTTGAAATCCGTATGCCGCAAGCGTGGGGAAACCTATACGGCCAAGATGCTGGAGGATTACAAGGATGAATGCATGGAGAAATTTGCCGGAGGTATTACCGGGATGAAGAATGTGGGAAAATATATGCACACCACCCGGTTCTGGAGCGATGAAGCCAACGATTTTGAGGGATGGAAGGTGACTCCTATTGATAAGAAGGTGAAGGATTACATCGAGGCACAGATCAGAATCAGCAACAAGGCTGACGCTGCTGCCACCTCCGGGTTCGGAATTGATCCGGTGCTGGCGAACCTCATTTTGGAAAACAAACTGAGCAGTGGAAGCGAGAAACTGTATTCCATCAAGGTCTACAATGCGTCTGAAACGGCTATTCCGGACATGATACTCTGCAAGCCGGTGCAGGAGTATATCAATGCTAACTGGCCGGGAACAGATATACGTATCGGACTGTACAGGAATGTGGTGAGTCAGGAAGAGAACGTGTCGCCGGGAAACCGTATGAAAGAAAATATATAAGTTATGAAAATGATATTCGACAGAAACGGAGAAGGGCGCCAGGAGCTTGTTGCGGCGCTGGGAATGATTTCCGACAGCCTGGACTATTCCAAGTGGAAGCCGGTACTGCCTTTGGCCGCACGCCAGCTGACCTGTATTATCGGGGCGGACGTGCTTTCGGCGATAGTCGACCTTTATTGGGATGAAGACCTGGATCCAGAGAAAGAGGAACTTGTATTCATGGCGCAGCGTGCCGTGGCATATTTCGCATGGGTAAAGGTTGTTCCCACGTTGGATGCACAGCATGGCGGTAGCGGAAGGCAGAGGAAACTGGGAGAGAATGAGAAGGGGCTGACTGCCCTTCAGGAATATAAGGATGAAATGAACATACTTAATCTGGCGTATGAGTCGGTGGATGCTCTGGTAGGATTCTTGGAGGAGAAGCAGTTTGACTTCTGGGAAAAAAGCCTGGCTAAAAGACAGATGGACGGATTGCTCATCCGTACCAAGGACGAGTTTGACGAGTTCTATCATATCGGCAGCCACCGTCTATTTCTCATACTGGTTCCCATCCTGCGTGAAATACAGCGTACAGACATTCTGCCTGTTGTCGGAAAGGAGCGGTTTGATTGGCTTGTCAGAAGGGATCCGGACGTATGTGACACTCTTTTGGAGGAATGCCAGCGACCTCTGGCACTGTTGGCCATCAAGAAAGCGGTTGATCGCCTGCCTGTAGAGGTTATTCCGGAAGGTATCGTACAGGTGCAGCAGACCGGAACTGTAAAGGAAAAGTTACGGGCAGAGAAAGAGGCGCGGAAAAGTGTGGCGGACAGTCTTCAGGCCGATGCCGACCGGTATCTTCAGGAATTGCAGGATACGGTGGCGGCTTTGGACGCCGCGCCTGAGGAGGTTGATTTCTATGTTTCAGGCCCCACGCTTCAAAGCAAGGGGATAACCTTTTGATTTTTATGCGTGTAATATATTATCAGAACAGACAAGTGAGTGTGCCGGAAACGCTTGAGGAACTGACACCTGCCCAGTATTACCGTTATCTGGAGATCGCCACCATGGCTAACCAGCATATATTGTCGGAACCTGGGATACGTTTGAAAATTCTGTCTCTTTTTCTGGCACTCCCAGTTGATATGGGGCATCTTCCTCCATCCACATGGAAAGAAACGCTGGCACTGTTGTCCCTGACGGATCCGTTCGTTATTCGTGAGGGAAAATCTTTCCGGCTGGACCTGAGTACCGGAATCAACCTCCTTCCGGAATGGAACGGCTTTCACGGACCGGAAGACATGCTCAACGGGGTATCGTTTGACACCTTCTGCAAGTGCATGGCACTGGTAAGACGGATGGGTGATGAGGGTGGCGGCGACAGGGACATGATATTACGGGAGTTCGGAAAAGCTCTTTATACGGGAAGGGAAGGTGCGGAACCGCCAATTCTGCTCTGCCTTCATGCTTATCTGTTTTTTATGAATGTGTTCGCCATCATCCGGGAGGAGCCTTTGGAAATTGACGGTGAAACGGTTGACTTGCGGATTCTTTTCCGAAAAGATGAGAAGCCGGAAGCGGATGACCATACCGGCTGGACGGGCATTGGAATGGATATCGCTGAGAACGGGGCATTCGGGAACTATGCAGAGGTGAGGGCGACACCGTTCTGGGATATCCTTATTTTCCTTTACAGAAAGAAGTTTGAGAAATTACATTCCAAAAGATAGAGCCTATGATCAGTTTGAAAACCTATCGTGAGTATTATGAAAATGTCATGCGGCGTGTACCAGGCATACATTCCGTCAGAGTAGTGAATGTGGACCAGAACATGAGCGACTGTCTGAAAAGTATCAGTTCTAACGAGCTTCCGGTTCTGTTCGTGGTCGTACCGTCCGCACAGGAGACAGGTACGGATCCGGACAATGTGGAGGAGGATAACTTGTGCCTTATATTTCTGATGGACCGTATGGATATGCAGCGCCGTGGTCCGGTTCGGGTGCTGGAAGATACACAGCCCCTTGTCGAGAGCATCAAGAATGTGATGCGTGGTGACAGGAACAGGGGGTGCTGTCTTATGCGTAATCTTGACCGGATGACCACTACCCCGGAAACAGGATTCTATACGGATTACAGCGGTTGGAGTGTGTCGTTTAAACTTGGTACGGAATGAGTGACGGATGGAACCCTGTGAGGGAGGAGTTCTTCAAAAGAACCCTGTCCCGTGACTTCAAGACCATTTATCAACGGCAGTTGGATATTGCGGAAAGAGGTATTTACCGGGAAGGAAGACAACTTAAGGTGAGATTCCGCCCGGATAAAATTGTGCCCGGCCGTACAGGTCATCTGCGTGACCGTCTTGCGGCGGCCGAGTTCCAGATAACGGGGGTGGATCCGATAATGCTGGAAACGGGCTACCCTCTTTATATACGTTTTCTTGACATGCGGGAGAAACGCGATCTCCGTATCTATAACCGTCAGATATGGGGGATAGTGTACAACAACGCATTGCCTGATCTGAGAGCGGGCATGTCCGATTCACTCCGCAAGGAGATCCGCAACCGGCTGGAGAAGTTGTTTCCCTGGCCGGACGGGAATGACAGTGCGCATCGTCCCGGATACCGTCCTCATTGATATTTTGCCCCGTTGTCCATGGACATGCGGGGCTTCTCATGTTTCTCCCGTCCTTTGCCCCTTCCTTGCCGGTTACTAGTTTTGCTGAAAAGTAACCGTATGAACAAGAAACTGAAAGATGATTATATAAAGTTCACCCTCTCCCTGAATACCAGTGAGGCCCGTGAGGAACTGAACCGTCTAAACGCGTCCTCCCGTGAGCTGCAACGGACGAATGATGGTTTGCGCAATTCGATGACAGAACTGGTAGCCTCCGGCAAGAAAGGCAGCGATGAGTACAAACGTCTGGAGGCAGAGCTGAAATCCAATTCCAAAGCCATATCCGATAATAATGCGAAAGTGAAGATTCTTCGCTCCTCCATGAAGAGCACCGAGAAAACTTATGCGGAACTGGCCAAAGAGGCCCGCGGGCTTCAAAAACAGCTGGACAATACTGTCAAGTCCCTTCATCCGGAAGAATATGCCCGTTTGGAAAAGCAGCTGGAGGAAACACGAGAGGCGATGGCCCGTCTGCGTGGCGGAACCAATGAAACTTCCGGGTCATTCCTGAAACTGGGGAATATGAAAGCTATGGTGGTGGGATTTTTTGCGTCCGCCGGAGCGGCTGCCCTTGATTTTTTCAAAGACGGCATGTCCAAGGCAAAGGAATTTGTCAAGGAAAGTGTGGAGGTGGCCATTCAAGCTGACGGAGTTCTTCATGCATTTGAGAAGTTGGACCGCCCTGATCTTCTTGCAAACCTTCGTACCGCCACTAAGGGAGCCTTGTCGGATCTTGAGCTGATGAAAGCGACGGTCAAGGCAAAGGATTTCCGGATCCCGGTTGATGATATGGGAAAATATCTGGCATTCGCCCAGTTGAAGGCACAACAGACCGGTCAAAGTGTGGAATATATGACAGACTCGATTGTAACCGGTCTGGGGCGCAAGTCACTTCTTATACTGGACAACCTGGGACTTTCCGCCGCAGAAATCAATGAGGAGGTTGCCAAAACTGGTGATTTCATGAAAGGGGTGTCCAATATCATAGACCGCCAGCTAACACAATCCGAATTGTATGTATCCGCATCTGACAAGGCTGCTCAGGCTGATGCAAGGCTGGAAAATGCCAAATTGAAACTAGGAAGACGGTTGTCCTGGCTTGGAGATTTATGGATCAGCCTGAAAAACAGAATGGCTGAAACTGTCAATACAACAGTATCCACCGCCAATGAAAAGTTTTATGAACAGAAGGAACGGGTTATAAGCCTTTATTCCGAGTATATGCCGTTGCTGGACCGGTATGATGAGCTGAAGACCAAGACCAGACTATCCTCGGATGAGCAGGCCGAACTTAATTCCATCATCACCAAAATCACGGACAATATTCCCGGAGTGATAACCAAAGTGGGGGAATACGGACAGGCACTGGATATTTCCAGCGGCAAAGCCAGGGAGTTCGTGCGGCAGCAGAAGGTACTGTTGGAATATATGAACCGGGAAGCCATCAAGGAAGAGGAGAATAATCTGGGGGAATACAGGAAGAAATACCAGAACGCGCTGAAGGCGCAGCAGGCCGGAGGGGTGTATGTGACTTCTTCCATGAGCAATACCGGATATTCCACCTCCTGGTTCGATAATACTCCGGGCACACTGGCACGTATTGATGATGATGTCAGGAAGTATGGCGACATGATCAAGGGTGCTGAGCTCCGAATCCGGGAACTGCGGGGTGAGAGTCTGGAGAAGTCCCTGGAGGACAACGAGAAGAGGATCAAGATGCGGGATGAGTTCATCAAGATGAACAAGAAACAGCTGGAAACATGGCTTGCAGACGAAAAAAATGCGGGCAGCGAGTACAGGGACATGGCCCGCACCATTCTTTCCGGCAAGACGGATATCCAGGTGGATCCTCAGAAAGCCAATGCGGTTAATGCGCAGAGTGTGAAACTGGAGGACTTGCAGAAGAAACATTTGCAGGAGCGTCAGCGTCAGGAGGAGGAACTGGAATACCGGATAGCCCAAACCCGTATTGATGCTATGGAGGCCGGGGCTGAAAAGGAACTGGCACAGCGGGAACTTGACAACCGCAGGGAGATATCGCTTCTGCGGCGGCAGAAGGATGACTATATCCAGGCTGTAATCCGGTTTGAGAAAGAAAAGTTCGAGGCCGAGGAGGAACTGAAGGCGAAGAAGGACAAGCGTTATGTGAAAAAATCCTTTGACTCGTACTCGGTGTCCGTGGATACGTCGGCATTTGACACGATCATCAGCAACACCACCAGACGTCAGAGGAAAGAGGGTTTGCGTGAGCAGGAAAGTGCATGGGACGAATATCTGATCAAATACGGCACCTTCCAAGGGAAAAAGGAGGCGTTGACGCGCAAATACAGGAATTTGATGGATAGTGAGTCTGATGCAGGCAGGATCGCATCCCTGCAAAAGGAGTTTGAGGAAGCTCTGTCGGCCCTGGATGTTGAGAAGTTGAAGCAGGAGATCAATTGGGAGTTGATATTCGGGGATTTAAGTAAGGTGTCTAAAAAAGAGCTTGACAAAGTCAGGGCACAGTTGAAACTGTTCCGTGAATCCGATGAGTATAAGAATATGGCTGTAGAGCAAAAAAAGGTTGTTGACGAAGCTTTAGACGGGATACAATCCGCCATTATTGACAAAGGCGGACTGCTTGGTGATCTTCCAGACCAGTTGGACAATCTGAGAAAAGTTCAGGAGGAACTGACCAAGGCTCAGGATGAATATAATATGTCCTTGGAAAGTGGAACACATGCCGAGCAGGAGGTGGCGAAGAAAAAGCTTAATACAGCATCCCAGAATGTCACGAATGCGAAAACGAATGTGGACAAGTCATCAAAGAAAGCTATAGACAATATAACCGGAGTCACCAATGCCATTGCACAGCTCGGGGAGGCGGATGTAAGTCTTTCCTCATTCGGGGATAGTGTCGGGTCATTGGTTGACGTACTCTCGGAATCCGGATCGAAGATAGGCGGGATTATTGCTGCCATCCTGGCCATACTTGACCAGATCGGTGACCAGGGGCTTGACAAATTCGTGGGAAATATACTGGAAACTGTGAGCAATGCCGTAGGAGGAATTTTCGATACGGTGGGGTCCATTTTTGGGATCAAGGGGGCCGGTGGTATTTTCCATGGCGCTGATTATTCCGGTTATAATGAGATGGTGGCGCAGTATGATAATCTACTGGATATCTGGGACGAGCTGCTTGACAAAAAAAAGGCATATATAAATGAAAGTTACGGTGCAGAAGCATCCAAAGCCGGAGAGGAAGCTCTGAATATTGCAAAAAACGAGCTGGATGTACAAAAGAAACTTGCCGAGGCACGTCTGAGTGCCGGCAGCAGTATCGGAAGTCACAGCCAGGGCTACAGGATGTGGAAAGGCTCCTACAAATGGGAAGGACAGAACTGGCGTGATGTCGCCGGGGAGATATCCAGGGAGTACGGTGTGACGTTCAACGAGATGAAAGATATGATCAATATGTCCCCGGAAGTCTTGCAGTCCATCAGGGAGAATTATGCCGGCCTCTGGTCTGTTATGGACGGAGAGTTCAGGAACCATCTGGAAAATATCATCAAATATGGCGAAACGGAAAAGGAAATACTGGAGGCGGTGAAGGAACAGGTTACCGGTATATCCTTTGACAGTTTTGAGGATTCTTACTGGGAGATGATATCCGATCTGGAGAACGGAAATGAAGAACTGGCCGAGAATCTGGAGGAACAGCTCCGCAAATCCATTATCAGAGCCATGATGGCCGACAAGTACAAGGAACAGGTCAGAAAACTATATGAAACCTGGGCAGAATATGGTGAAGATGGTTATACGAAAGATGAGGTTGATGCATTGCGTGAGATGCAGGAACAGTTGTCTGAAGCAGTGCTGGCCGAGAGAGACAGTCTGGCGGATATCTTCGGATGGGACGCATCCGGAGACTCTTATACCCAATCCTCTTCCAAAGGATATTCCACCACCATGAGCCAGGAAACAGGTGAGGAGATCAGCGGACGGCTGACAGCCATGTATGAGTCTAATGTACGTTTGGAAACCAAAGGAACGGAAATGAATGCGAATATGCTTATTATTTCCACGGCAGCATTGAATATGGCAAAGGAACTTGCTGCTCATTCGGTGTGTGTCACGGAAATGCGCGATGTATTGCATGAATGCAACGATCATTTGGAGAAAATTGAAAAATATACCGGCATATTGAGCGGCATGGACGACACTCTTGCCGAGATAGAAAAAAACACAAAAGGAATGTGATTATGGAGAGGAATGCTTTTATTAATGGCAGGAATATCTGGAGTACATGGGGTGCGGAATTGATGGACGGAGCTTTGGAGGCTATACTGACACCCCCTCCTGTGAAGGACTATATCGAAAATGACAGCAGGTTGGAACATGGCATACAGATTACTTCATCGCCTGAGATCTGCAAGATGGATTCTAGGGAGCTCACCCTGCCTTTTTTTATTACGGGAAACTCGCAAAGTGACTATCTGGATAAATATTCGTCCTTTGTATCCGAACTGGTAAAGGGTAAAATTGCACTGAAAATCCCGGCACTGAGAAAGATTTACAATCTGTACTATCTGTCTTGCGGCAAGTATGGAAGTTACGGAAAATGCCGGGGTAAGTTTATGGTCAAACTCAAAGAACCCAATCCGGGCGACAGGGAAGATATTGTATGAAAATTGAGATCAGAAATTCAGCTGGTACACCATGTTACCAGGATGTTGTCAGAAAAGGCAGCAAACGTAAGTTCACTCTGATGAAGGAGGACTTTATACTTTTGAAGTTCTCTCTGAAATCTCCTGTCTTTTTCAAGCTGGGCGACTGGACGGAGGACACACGTTTCGGACGGTTCGAACTATGCGATCTGTACAAACCCAAGTACAACCGTAAAACCGGGGCATACGACTATGAGCTTCAGCTTGACGCCTACTACTGGAAATGGAAAAACAAAATCTTCAAATATACCCCGGAGACGGCCGGACAGGAGGCGTCCTGGAACCTGACCGCCCCGCTTGACGTACAAGCCGGTATAGTCCTTAGAAATTTGAAAGCTCTTGGTTACACATACAAAGGACAGGATTTTGTTTTCTCCATTGATTCCACAGTCGAAAACAAGTCCCAGTTGATGAGTTACGATAACATCAACATCCTTGACGCTTGTTTTGAGATGGCAAAGAAATGGGATTGCGAATGTTGGGTGACTGAAAACATCATCCATTTCGGGCGTTGTGAGTCCGGTGACGCGGTGGATTTCGAGATCGGGAAAAACGTGCAGGAAATGTCACAGTCAGAATCCCGGTCCACCTATGCCACCCGTATCTACGCTTTTGGTTCCACCCGTAACATACCGGCAGACTACCGCCCCATTGACGAGACCGTGGTTGTGAACGGCGTGGTGCAGCGCAGGCTGATGCTTCCCGAAGGCACTCCTTACATTGACGCTTATCCTGATATGACTACCGAGGAAGCCGTCGAGCAGGTGGTTATCTTCGATGAAGTCTATCCCCGAAGAACGGGCATCATGTCGGATGTCACCACTATCGAAGTGACGGACAAGGTGGAGAATGAGGACGGCACAACCACCGAGGAAAAATGGAATGCCTACCGCTTTAGGGACACGGGTGTTAACTTTTCCGAGAAATATATCCTCCCCGGTCAGGAGCTGAGGATACGTTTCGCGTCCGGACTTCTCAACGGTTTGGAGTTTGCCGTGAAGTTCAATCCTGAGGGAAAGCTGGAGATATTGGAGGATGGCGGATGGAACCCTGAGGCACAGCTTTGGGAGATAGTCAGGAATGAGGACTATGGCAGACCGCTTCCCGGTGATGTGCTCTTTCCCCAGGATGGAGATGAATATGTGCTTTCCGGCTGGGACAGTACGAAAATAACCGAGCTGGGGCTTGTGGGTGCCGCCGAGCAGGAGTTGAAGGAAAAGACTGAAAAGTACGCTGCCAAATCCAAGATAGACCCGAGTACCTATGGCTGCACGATGATGTCAAATGACGCATACCGTGAGGATGGCGTTCATAATTTCTATGGCATCGGTCAAAAGGTCAACCTTATCAACAAGGCTTATTTCGAGAACGGAAGACAGTCAAGGGTTATCGGATTTGAATTCAATCTTGACTATTCCTTTGACTCACCTGTTTATACTGTCGGGGAAACCACCGCCTATTCCCGTATCGGGGAGCTGGAGGAAAAGGTTGAGAGCCTTACCCTGAAGGGACAGACCTATACGGGCGGTGGTGGCAGCGGTGTGTATGTGATCGGAAGCCACGACTCCACCCCTGCGACAGACCATAACGTGTATTCCGCATTGCGCTCGCTGATCATGTTCATGCGCAAGGACACGGAGGAACGCACTGGTTTCCTATTATCCCTGTTGGGCGGAACCGTCATCAAGAAATACGCCAAGTTTGGTGATTTCGTTACCGGTGTATCAGGTGGTTACATCGGTGAGGACGCCCGTGCCGAACTGGAGGCTCTGGTCCTGCGCAGCTCTCTGAGTGTTCCTGAACTTCGTTTCAACCGTCAGACCTATTTTGAAGGATATAATACTATAAGTCCCGGCGGAGGGCTGAAGATAAAAAGTTTTGTCGCCAATAGTGACGGCAGTTATACTGTCACCCCCGATCTGGAGGATGGTGTACCGCTGGGACAGAAGCCGGACGATATCCTCCTAGGCTTCTGGCATGACAAAAGCGTCACTACCGGTGACTTTATTGGTTTCCGGAAAATACAGTACCGTATCACTTCCGCAGATTACGACGAGAAGACATTCGTAATGGTTCCGCGTCCCGGATATGAGTTCGTTCCCCATAACGAGATGCGTCTCGGACAGACGGGGAACTTCACCGACAAAGAGCGTCAGACTTATATCATCATAGACGTGCGTGACGGTAACTGCTGTATCACCCTTGTTGACAATGCCAACACCTGGGACCCGGAGCCGGCACAGATGAAGAGCTGGTTCGGCAAGAAGAAGGGTATGATCATCAACGGGATCAACTGCGACAGGTTCTCGGCGGTATTGCAGGATATCATCATGACGGGATTGATTTTTCAAATTGATGAAATTACCGGTAGCACAGTCCGCGTTCCTATCGACTTCCCTAGCTGGGAGCCGGGCAGGAAGTACGCATATTATTCCCGTGTGCCCCATAACGGTTCCACATGGTTGTGCGTCAATGACAAGGGCACTACTTCCGAGCCATCCGAAAACGATCCGGACTGGCTTGTATCAGCCGCCAAAGGTGACAAGGGTGATCCGGGCCTGTCTGTAATAGGTGGCGGTCATTGGGAATCCTCTAAGACCCCATACGAGGTCAATACCATGGTCACTTTGGCGGGCTGTGTTTTTATCTCCAAGGTGAAAACATCCAATCCTCCGATTAAAATTGCAAGGTTCAGGAACGGCAATTATCGAAAGAAAAAGGATGGCGGTTATATCCTTGCCGGGAAGTCAGCCGACTGGACCGTGCATGAAGACTGGGAGATGCTACTGGACGGGCGTGAACTTAAAGGTGAGAGCATCACCTTCTTGGGTGAGTTCGCATCCCATCCGTCCAATCCCAAGGAGGGTGACAGCTACCGAAATACGGCTGACCATTGTACCTACATATACCGGAATGGTTTGTGGATGGTCATGGTCAAAGACGGAACTGACGGTAAGGACGGCAAAGGTTACGAGTGGATCTACACCCGTACCAACATCATCGGCCTTACCCCTGACAAGCCGGAATCGAAGCAGCAGGATGATTATATACCGGAAGGCTGGACAGATGATTTTCTTGGCGTGGATGCCGACCATCAGGTGGAATGGGCGTGCAAACGTGTGAAGCGTGATGGAGTATGGAGTGAATGGAGCACTCCGGCCCCTGTGCACCGTTGGAGTAAGGACGGGGAGTCGAATATCATGGCCGACCTTGACAATGAGATGGTGAGCGTCGCTCTTACCAGTACCGGTGTTACTACTTCCGCACAGTCATGGACTACCCATGTGTCCATATGGTACGGTACCGAGAAACTCACCCTTGAATCTTTGACAGTCAGCACGCCTGCCGGTTTCACGGCAAGCACAAGCAAGGCCACCGGAGCGGTGGCGATATCCGTCGCTGCCGGAAAGTCGGTTCCGGAACAGAATACGGTCACCATCACACTGGCTGCAATGAAGAACGGGCAGCTCTATACCCGTGAACTGACTTTCAAGATAACCGGTGTCCGTGGCGGGGCGGACGGTTCCGATGCGGTAATTTATAGCCTTGTCACTTCGGCCACGATGGTCAGCAAGAACAAGAACGGCGGTTACAGTGTAGCTTCGGTATCCTGTCGGCGTATGAAGACAGTCGGTGCGGTCACTACGGCCACAACGGACGGGGAGTTAAAGTACAGTCGTGACGGTGCGGCCGAGGTTCCCATCGGTGATGGTGTCGGGGTGGCTTCCGGTAATTTTACCAGTAGCTTGAAGTTCGTGTTCTACGTGAACGGTCAGGCGGTTGATGTCGAAACTGTCCCGATGGTTGTGGACGGCAGTGACGGAAAGGATGGTGAGAGCATCACAGCAGCCGGTCATTGGGAATCCGCCAATACTCCGTATGCCAAGAACAGTACAGTATCGTTTGCCGGAGGATCTTACTTAAGCAAGGTTGAAACCTCCAACCCTCCTATTAAAATCGCCAAGTTCAGAAACGGCAGACTCCGCAGGAAAAGAGACGGCGGATACATCCTCGCCGGCAGATCTGCGAACCGGACGGTACATGCGGACTGGCAGGAGATGGTTGCTCCCGTCGGACCGTCGGCATCCTACTGGCTGGACAGTCCTGTCAGCGTGATCAACTTCACCAGTACGGGCACGCCATCCCCGTCTGGATTCCTTGTCACTTGCAAACAGAATGTGGCAGGCAATGTAAGCACGTGCAGCACGCTTTATCTGGTAGCCCGTAAGTATAACGGAAGCTGGCTGGCTCATGTAGGTGCGACACTGAACAGCCAGATATCCGTACCTGCGACAGCCGGATACACCCAGTTTGCCGTCCGTGCTTATAAATCCGTGTCGGACGCAAACGCATGGAATAATAATTTTGTCGCAGAAAAAGGGGTGGGTGTTGCAAATGATGGTTCCATAGGAGCAACAGGAGCTACGGGTGCGTTCCCTTATGACAGAGGTGTATGGGCTTCCGGACAGACATACGTATGGAATGCAAAACAGCGTGACAAGATCATTCACAAAATAGGTGAAGTTTATTACAATTTTCTTGTGCGCAACTATGGAAGTTCTGTATCAGCGGCTCCTACATCCGCTAACGGAGATTCCAACTGGGAAGCCATGCAGAAATACAAAAGTCTGGTAACCGACATATTCCTTGCTGATAAGGCGAACATAGCCGGTTTTATGTTCAAGTTGAACGGATACACATCGGACGGGGCACCTTACGGTATCATGCAGTCACAGGACAGCACTAACGGCCAGCCTAATCTGAGGATGGACACAAAGACCGGAGAGATTCTTTGTCAGAAAGCGAATATCACCGGAACTATCATAGCGACAAAGGGGACAATTGGTGGATTCAATATCGGTAATAATTTTATCGGCAGCACTAATATGTCGGCTGTGAATGTTGATAATTTGTTGCTGCAATACGACAAATTTGAAATGAAATATGAACGGTTTCAGTCAATAGACGGACATTTATATCAAGGCATTTTGGATACAGTAATTAGAAGTGGAAGTATAACTGTATCATCAACCGGGGATGTTTCAACAGCGGATGATACTCTGTATGTAAGATGTGGAAATTATATTTTTTCCGTTGGGCGATACGGGATTCGCAAGTCAACGAATGGAGGAAGTACCTGGGTGGATTTATAACATTTAAAATATTAAAGTATGAGAATAAATTTTGCACAATTTCCTATTTACGACGGAATTAAGAAAGAAAAACTGATAGCCAACAACATCACTGAGGCCTACGGTGACTGGATATACAAGAACGTAGCGGGTTTGAAGGCGCATCTCCTTGCCGAGAAGATATTCAAATCTACTGCTGAAGGTGTAGAAATTGACGAAGAGGAGGTGGATATCATAAGACGCTCCACCTCCATGCTGCCCGGTTTGCTGGCTGATTCTTTGAATGATTATTTAGATAAAAAGGAGGAACAACATGAAAAAGGTATATTGTAACAACCTTCTAGCAAAGTTACTGCTTGCGTTCAGTTCTTGCCATACGATAACAATCGGTCCGTTTGTTTTAAGCAAGCGACCGGAAGAGAAAATCACTCAGAAAGTGAGAAACCATGAGTGTACCCACGCCCGTCAATGGGTTGAGATGGCAGTTGCCACCGGTACAGTTATTTGGATCTTACTGTTGTGTTTTGACCTTTCCGCCTGGTGGCTGGTACTGGCCGGGCTGGCATTCTATCTCTGGTATGGTGTGGAGTGGCTGGTCATGGCGGTACGGTTGAAGGATGCCGGCAGGGCGTATAAGGTGGTATCGTTTGAGAGGGAGGCATATTCCAACGAGGATGATCCGAATTATATTGAGAACAGTAATTATTTTGCATGGGTGAAGTATTTGTTTTAATTTTAAAATTTGCATTATGGATTTGAATAATATAGTTGGCTTTAAAGCTGTGGATAAAAACGGCAACGAACGACAGGTGACCGTCGATGAGATGACAGAATTAGTTTCCGCACGGATTGTTTCCGCTGCATCAGAAATATCAACATTTGCTGCCGCTGCGGCAGCCGGAACAGATGAGTTTGAGGACCAGTTGCCCCAATCCGATACCTTCTCTTGGCTCCGTACTTTGGATGGTTCCAAGAATCCTACTTTGACGTCTTCAACGGCTGCCGCGAAAGTCCTGGGAGGACTGATAGGGACTGCAACATCAAATAAAAGCGGGTTGATGAGTCCTAAACTTTACTGTGCAATCCCAAACTCTTATGTTGTTAATGGCGCAACAGAATTAAAAGGTAAATATGTGAAGATAATTTCAGTGAATGATTGGAACGGATCTATTATTAATGTTAAAGTATCAAATTATGGAAACGGATCATATTTTTATATCATACTATGTTTAGCAACCAACAATATTGGTCGATGGGTTTCAGGAAAACTTATTGCTGGTAATATTAGCGGTTTTTCTTTTTATAGGGTTGATAAATCAATTTACATGTTTATACCTGATTCTATACCGGATCTATATGTAACTTTAGATGCTTCAATGGGTAATGTAAGCTATGGGGAAGAATATGAAAACACTATAGACTTATCAAATCCTATAACTATATCTTGACATAATAGTCTCTCAACTCTCGACCTGGGAGGACTTTTGCCGCTTGCAACGGCTGGAGGTAATGGATTGATGTCTATTTCAGACAAAAGACGCATGGGAAGAAATTTCAGTAAGGGATATTGGAAATTAGCGGAAAGCAAAGTTTGGTACAATCATTATGGTGCATTAATATATGGAGCTTCTCCTGCATCTGCTAGAGGCGTTTTATTGGCTGTCAGTTGGGCTGGAATAAACTATAGTGTGAGTAAACTTTGCGGTGTTAATGGATATGTAAGGTTATACATGGGTGATAATCCGGACACTGGAAATCATGAGCTATGGTTAGGTCTGACAGGTGAAGACGGGACATCATCAGAGTTCATTATAAAAGATGGAACGACTATTGAATGGGACTCAGAAAAAAAAGATATACTTCCGTCTTATTTGTCTGAAATCCCTATATCTTGACAAGAGTTTGGCGATTTTTTCCGACCTGGGAGGACTGATAGGGATAAATGATTCGTGGTTTAGGAGTAGAATTCCTACATTTAAAGGAGATGTTGAAACGTTAGTAGTATCAGGAATATATGGAATAACACCTGAGTCTATTAACAATCCTATAAATGGCTATGGAATTTTATCCGTATTTTCGGTTGGAAACGAATCACGGGTTATGTACTTACTAATATCAGTAAATGGAGCGACATTTATTAGGGTGAAGTATGATAAGAGTGATAGTAAGTGGAAAAAATTAAGTTTGGCTTCCTAGACTAAATTTGCTCTAGAAGTAATTGGCGAACCGTATCTTTGACATGGATTAAAACGGGTGGTCCGGTACAAGCCGGTGCCACCCGTTTTTTTATGTCAAAAATCAAGATTAATAGCATCACTTGGAATTGATTCCACTGTTTCTAAAGAGGAACTGTATAGTTGGGTCATCGGGGCAAATAAGATATTAGCATATTGAGCCATTTCAACAAATAATGATATTGAGTTTGTTTCCTGTATGTAGGAAATCGATGATATATATCCTTTTACTCCATTAATGAGCTTACAAAAAACTTTGGTTTCGTTCCATATCATCACAGAAACAGCTATTGTAGAAACAGAACCACTAGTGCTACCTACATATAGAAAACCATTAACCCATTCACCGGGTGAACTTATATTACATTTTAAACGACAATGCAAATTATTGATTTTAGCAATATTTCTGCACACTTGATTTTTGGGCATTAGTCCATCTTTTGTCGGTGTTGTAACACCAATCAGTCCTCCCAGGTCGGTTACGAAGTAAATTTTATGTCAATTATTACTGTGAATTATTATCTTAGGATCTTCCCAAGTTGAAACGTCTGGATAATTCCTTTTTCTAAATATTAATGTTCCGTCTATTGCTATTCCGAAGATGAAAACAGCATCTTCTAATTGTTTTATAACCAATCCTTGAACGACATTACCGTAGAATCCTTCTCCAGCAAAAGCATTGAAATTGGAAACGAAAGGTTGAATTGTTTTTATAGGCATTTCATTTACAAAATCCGTAAATTCACTCCATGAAGAAAACGATTTTGTTCCCTTCGGATTTCCCAAAAGTTCTCCCAGATCGGAATTGTGATAAAAATTATGTCATAATTATATTACCCCATTCTTGCCAGCGATCATTTTCTATATCATATCGTCTGATAAATAATTTACGACTACTTATATCAACGATAATTTGAATAATATAATACCCAGATGAAAATATAAGCAGTTGTGCCCAAGATGTAGGAACATTGTTCCCTTCAACATCGAACAATGAATAGGCACCTGCATTTTTAAAATCATCCAAATTAATTTCACCTCTAATGTTACCTCGATTCCTGAACCAAGTTTCATTTACTCCTATCAGTTCTCCCAGATCGAAAGATTAGGATTAATATTGTCGAATTTGATTATTTGGGAGGAAATAGCTAAATTTAAAATAAAAATATGCTAGAGAAGATACGATACAGGTTGGTCTTTAACCGCCAAAAGAAACTGAATAAGCAAGGCACGGCTCTTGTACAGGTTGAAGCTTATTTAAATCAAAGGAAAATCTACCTGAAGACCAATGTTTACCTCAAGCCTGAGTGCTGGAGTCGTGAGGGGGCACAAGTCATCAACCATCCTCAGTCAAATGAGTTGAACGCAATGTTATATGAGCATATATTAGAGCTGCAAGCCATAGAATTAGGGTATTGGAAACGAGGGGTTGAAGTGACATTATCACTTTTGAAAGAGGCGGTCAGAAAAGGGATACGTCCTTCTGTGTCATTTCTCAAATTTGCAAAAACAGTTATAGAAACTTCAGATCGCAGACAAAGTACGAAGGATAATATGATGACTACAGTGACATTATTGAGAGAATTTCGTACCATAATCGACTTTTCAGATCTGACTTATACTTTCCTAAAAGATTTTGAAAATTTTCTTCGAATTAGAGGGTTGCAGGTAAATACTATCCATAAGCACATGCGCCAATTACGGACACTTGTCAACGAAGCAATCAATCAGGGATACATTACACAAGAAGCGTATCCATTTAAAAAATATAAGTTGAAAAAAGAAAAAAAAGAACATCATTTCCTATTGCCAGATGAGCTGAAGAAGTTGGAACGATTACAAGTTGATGAGAAGTATCCCAACCATAGGCATATATTAGATGCTTTTCTTTTTTGTTGTTATGTCGGTCTGCGATTTTCGGATTTTTGCCAACTTAATTACAAGAATCTGGTGAGCATTGACGGGCATGAATGGTTGTGCTTGAATAGTGTCAAAACCGGTATCAAGTTGAATATTCCGCTCTATCTTTTATTTTCCGGCAAGGCATTGAAAATCTTGCATAAGTACAACCGGATTGAAGAACTGGCGGCGTTAGGCTGTAATTCCGAAACCAACCGAACATTGACTAAGCTGGCCGGTTCCGCCGGCATTGAGAAGAAGTTCACTTTCCACACCGCCCGCCACACATGTGCCACCTTATTGGTGCATCAAGGTGTTCCGATTACGACAGTCCAGCGATTGCTGGGGCATACTTCAGTCAAAACCACACAGATTTATTCCGAGGTGATGGACGAAACCATGATTAAAGATCTGACGCGAGCTAATAAAAAGTACCATCGAGAACGGTATTCAGTGTAAAATAAAATCATGGCAGAAACGGTTCTCCTGGCTAAAAAATACAGATTCTGATAGATTTCATAGATATCCTATCTATTTTATATTTTATTTTTAGCCCTTGAACATAACCGATCAATTTGTTATCATGATTGGTCGTTTTTTTTAGGGGAGTGTTGTCGCACTGATTTTTTTTGTCAAAGCTAAAGGATTTTTTTGCTGGAGGATAATAATTTTTACAAATGGATTATCCCCCACAGATAATCATGTCCTTTTTTGTCTTTTTGCATTTCGAATAGTAGAGCGTTCTTTGTTAAAAAAAACAGGAGATATGAAAAAGGAGACTAAAGAAGATGTACAGATTTGTACGGCGGTGGGTATGTTGATCGCAGGTGTTAGTCTGTCTGTCGCTGGATTTATCGTGGAGCCGACCGGCCAAATACATGACTCGGTTTTGTGGTTCTTCGCCCAATGCCTGATTTATGCAGGTAGCATATTCGGGGTGGCGGTGTATGTGAACACCAAGTTTAACTACCTAGTTGACAAGATTAAAATAAAAGAAGAGGAAAAGAAAAATGGCTGACGTAAGAAAACTTGCACCGTTTATCCTAAAGTGGGAAGGCGGTTTTGTAAATGACCCTGACGATTTGGGAGGGGCTACCAATATGGGCGTGACTATCGGCACATGGAAATCGTGCGGCTATGACAAGGACGGTGACGATGATATAGACGTGGATGACCTGCATCTGCTTACCCGTGAGGATATCGTTAACCGGGTGCTCAAGCCGCATTATTGGAACAGATGGAAAGCCGACGAGATTAAATCGCAATCAGTTGCTAATATATTGGTTGATTGGGTCTGGGCATCCGGTGCGCACGGAATTAAGATTCCTCAACGCTTGCTTGGTGTTACGGTGGATGGCATTGTAGGTTCCAAGACCATTGCCGCAGTAAATGCCAAGAATCCGCGTGAGTTGTTCGACATGATTAAGATTGCCCGGTTTGACTTTATTGAGGATATTTGTCTTCAGCGTCCGACCAATAATAAATTTAAGAGAGGGTGGATGAACCGCATAAATGATATCTCTTATGTTGGTTAGAGTTATGAACTGGGTAAGCCGGCATATATTGCTGGCTCCCTTCATGTGTCTGTTCCTGCTGTTCGGATCATGTGGCAGCTCGTATAAATCTGTCAATTCAGACACAGAAGTAATCAGGAAGGACAGTGCCAGTGAATCGGTCAATATCGTATATGGTTCTACTACTTCTTTAAGAGAGCTGATAAGCACTAATGGCAGCTATGTGATTGATTTTCGGATTTATGATACAAGAAAACCGTCTGACAGCCTGACCGGGAAACCTCCGTTATTAGCTGACGGTCACGTAGGAGGTGATTTCAGCAAAAATAGAAAGACGGAAACTGCAACCAAAGACTGTACGGAGGTGAAAGCTGACAAGGAAACCACTTCCAATACCCGTGAGGAAAACCGGTCAGAAACCATAAAGGAGAAAAAAGAATCCACGCTGCCTAAACAAATCGGTTTTGCTTGTGTTTGTGCAACAGTTTTGCTTGTCGTTGTGCTGATAGTACGAAAACATTGGCGCAACAGACAATCTTCATCATAAGACTTTAAATTTATAAATTGAACTGCCCCAGCTCGTGATGAGTCGGGGCTATTTTTTGTTATCTTTGCCGGAACTAACATTAACTTATGTATTATGGCTGAAAAAAAAGAATCTTATTCCGAAGAGGAATTGAATGAAATGATCGTATGGTTCAACAACCATGCTGATGAACTTCCTAAAGAAATGCAGATAGACAAATCCGCTTTCACACCGGATTTGAAGCTTACTGTTGAATCCTGTATCATGCAAGCTAAGCAATGTTTGGGCAACTATAAGATGGCCGGAGCTTTTAGACTACTTCAACAAATCAGAGCGAAGATTGAGGATAATAAATAAAATCTCATATTTTACTTTTTTATAATGTCAAGCGGGCCCGTGACGGGTAACCGCTTGATATCTGCTTACTAAAAATCTCCTTGATAATTTTTAATAAGATCATTGGCTTCCTGTATATCATGAGGCGTGTAAATATCTGTCATCAATATACTGCTGTGGCGAGCTTGGTCACGTACGCTTAACACATCATAATGTCGTAACATATTCGTTATACCTGTATCTTTTAAGGAATAAAACTTATATTGGGCGGAAAGCTTTAAATCTTTTCTGAGATGATGTGCCCACCAGTCCCGGAACATTTTTTCAGATCTTTTTGTCTTACCGGGACGAAATCCGTCAGAAAATAAATAATATTCACCGGGATTGTTGAAAATGTGCAGGTCCAACATGAGATGTATGACTTTTGATGGTAATGTAATAGTGCCATCTTTGCGATTTTTTGATATATTGTCTGATACGAATATCGTTTGCTTTTTCAAACTTATATCGTTTAATCTCAATCCTACCATTTCCGCCGGTCGGATAAAACAATAGTATAGAATATAGCTTGCCAGCAACATATAGGGGTTATGGCTCTTTAAGTAGTCGCTCACTTTTGCAAGTGTTTCCGGCGGTAGGATGTTGCGTAGCTTTTTTTTCCCTTTTCTTCCCAGACTACTGATCCCAGCTGTCGGATTCTGTGTTAAATAGTTATGGTTCAGACAGAAGGTGGAAAAAGACTTCAAAAAACCGAGATAGTTATCGCGCGTAAAAGCAGTGTTATCCCTAGTTATATACACTTCGTCAAGCAGCATGACACAAAAATCCTTATCAAATTGGTAAATGTAGGTGATAGGGACCTTTTTCTCTTCATTGAAAATTTCCATATTACGAAGGTAGGAGCTATAAGATTTGATCGTTTCTTGTCGGTATCTCCCATCTCTTTGCATTTTGGCGAGAAAAGTGCGGTATTTGTCTATTACATCTTTGAACAGTAGAAAGGCGTTGCCGCATTCTTGCTCAATCCAAGGATTCCATCCTGTTGCGAGCTTTTCTGATAGTCTGTTGATGCATCCTTTGGCGTATGCCCTTCTTTCCTTAACGGATTTGATGAAGTTCAGTTTGATCTTTTTCCGTTTCATCACTCCGTCAACAGGATTGAATGTGTAAAAGTCAATGTACCAATCTTTACCCGTATGTAATACAGGTGGTGTGTAACTCTTGATTTCTTGGATTTTGGACATTTTTTTTTATTTGTTTTTGCTAACAGCAGAAACAAATGGTTAATAATTCCCGTCTCGATTTCGTCCCGGCGGATTTGCTAAAAACGAGATAAGCCACTGACTTTCAGTGGCTTATCCTTTACAGTGTCGGAATGAGGCGACTCGAACGCCCGACCCCTACGTCCCGAACGTAGTGCGCTACCAACTGCGCTACATTCCGTT